TGATCTGATCGACCTTGGAAGACTTCTTGTTGTGCCCGATGTAGGCGATCCGAGGCGTGAGCTGCGCGTCCTCGAGACGATTTAGAGTTCGAAAAAGTTCATCGGGGGTGTCATCTGGAACTATCAGGTCAATATCGCCGACCGTGGGCTTGAACTTGATGAACTTCTCGTCCGACATCGTCTCGGGTGGGGCGAAGAGATGGGCGGAAGATCAGTTGAACGCGAACCCGGAGCCCAGGATATCGTCGCGCTGGGCTCGATCCCAGATGGGCTTTCCGTGATCCCTGCTGAACTCGTCGTCGAGAGCCTGAAGCATCTCGATCACGTCTTTTCGCAGATCCTGACGGTTTATTCTGCCGGAGCGAAGATCTATCTTCTCCGCAAAAGCTGGCCGTCCACGAAACCGCCTGACCTGGTCGGGCCCCACAACGAGACCTGTTGCCGGGTCTCGAACGAGAGCGCGGGTGTTTCCACCCTCTTTCAGAGAGTCGCTTGAACCAAAGATGAAATGAGCGATGCTAAACATGCACCTTTAAGTATATCACTCAAACTGAATCGGCCACCCCGAAGGGTGGCCGACCAGCGCCAGGCGGCTAGAACATCAGATGATGTTCATGTCGAGGCAGGTGACCGTTCCGTAGAAGTCGGAGCGAACCATCTTCTTGCCGTAGCGGGTCATGACACCCTTGCGCGGCGTGAAGTCTTCCGGAGCGAAGATCGTCGGGGTGACAATCAGCGGGACGTACGGAGCGTAGACGTAGCCGGTTTCCAGGTAGCTTCCGCCCTTGAAACCAACAAGCACCTTGTTACGCGGGAAGTACGGGTCCTTGTAGACCGTGAACCTGTTGGACAGGGTACCGACCTTCTCAGCGCCGATCGAGAACGGAGCGCCGACCTGGCCGGAGCCGTCGATGCTGTAGCTCGGGCGGTAGAAGGTGCCAGCTTCGAGAACCGTGGCAACGTCCGGACCAACCACGATGAAGTTCGCGGAGCCGCGAAGCGTCTTGCGGTGGATCTCGTTACCAACGTCGATGATCGTCTCGACCAGGGTCTCGTACCATTCACGGACCGTGCCAGTGAAGGAAGAACCGGGAGAAGCTTGTCCACCGATCGTGTTACGACCGATTTCCTGACCAGTCGTCTTGTTGAGGAAGCGACCCGGGGCACGTGACCAGAAGTAGTTCGCGCCTGCGGCCTGCGTGAGGAGGTCGTTCAGGATCTCGCGGTCGAGCTCGAGAGCGATCTGCTCGGAGAGGATCTGGGTGAGCTCAACCTCAGCGTCGATGCTGTGGTAGGCATTCAGATCCTGCGCGAGCTCCGGGGACCAGCGAGCGCGGAGCTTGCGGGTCGTCGCGGTGACGGCGATCGATTCGATCTTGATGTCGATCTCAGGGATGACCGGTGACGGGGTCGCACCGAAGTTCGACTCGAAGACCGGGATTGTGACCGTGGAGCCGGTGGAGCTCTCAACGTCAAGTGCCGAGCCTATCGGATAGCTGACGCGGAACTGGTTGGCGCTGAGGAGAACAGGGGGCGTCGCAAGCGTGCCCGGGACGACCATGAGCACGTGGGTGCCGGAGAGCGGAGTCGGTGTGAAGACACCACCGCTGAAGGAACCGAGCTGGTTGAGACGACGGATGTTGACAACACCGTTGCCACCCTGGAAAGACTCGCCAGGGACCCCGAAGCCATCGAGGGTCGATGCGGTCGTGAAGAGCGCGATGTCCTTGACGAGTGACTGGTCGATGGAGGACGAGACTGCGCCGAGCGGAACGATAGCGAACTTGAAGGTGGTGCCCTCCTCGATCGCAGTCGTGACCTGGGGATCGAAGCCTATGAGTCGACCATCGGTACCGGAGGTGAAGATGAAGCTGCTCGGCGCTTCGCTGAAGGTCCCCGCACCGCGGAAGGATCCCGTTGCCGTGAGCGTGACGTCCGAAGACCCGTGCACACGGCTGTAGCCAGAGCCAGCGAGATCGTACATACCACCCGTCGCGATTGATCCGCTCTGGACGCCCTTACCAACCGGGTTGTTGTAGATCGACTGACCGACAGAGTAGGTCGCCTTCGTGGTGGCATCGCCCGAGCCGTCAACCCCGGATGCTCCACCGCGGTTTGAACCGTAGGTGTAGTCCAGGTAGAAGAGGAGACCGGAGGGAAGAGACATGGGCTGGATCGAGACAAGCTCATTCGCCACGAGACCACCGAAGACACGGCGGACGATGGGGAACGCGATGTTCGAGAACCCTCGTATGTCGCCACCGCCAGCGGAAGTGGAGCCACCGCCAGAGGAGAGAGCGTTGCTCTCACGGAGGAGAGCGGCGGTCTGGTTCTCGAGGAGGCGAGCCATGTTCTCGCGGCTGGTGCCCTCAAGGCCACGAAGCAGGCCGGTGCGGCTCCACTTCTCAACGAGGCGGCTGTTCTCCGCCCCTACGTCACGCCCGCGAATGCCTTCGCTGAGCTGATCCAGTGTGAAAGTCTTAGACATTTTATTTCTCCAATTCGGATGTTGATTAAAAATACGATTAAACTAACAGGTAATCACTTACCTGACTTGATGCCTGCGAGGATGCCCCAACGATCGACCTCAACGGATTCATTCAGGTTGCTGACGCCACCTGACCGCGTTGATCTGGACGATGATCCCATGATGCGCCCCTCATTCACCGTACCAGACTTCGACTTAAGCGACTCGGTCAGGCTCGTGAACAGAAGCTTCGCTTCCCTAACTGATTTCGCGGCGTCAAGCGATTCAACGATCGCTCTCTGCTGACGCGGCGTGAGGTCACGGTTCTGCATAAGCTTATTCACATATAGAAGCTTAGCGTTGAACAGGTTAACCTCTTCAAGCTGCTCGCGTAGGGTAACATTCACGCGCTCAGACTCTGTCAGCTGGGACTTGAGCTCACGATTCTTGCGTGTCTCCTCGACCCTTGCCGCTCTCTCATTCTTGGCAGCGTCGGTAGCCTTTTTGGCAACTTCCAACGCCTTGCTCGCAACTTCCTCGGCCTCGTCGGACTCAGAGAGCTGATTCAGCTCATCGGGAAGTCCTGCAACGTTGCCGCCGCCAAAGGCTTTCGACATCGGGTCCTTGATTCCCTTCGCGTTCTTGCCCTTCGAGCTGCGGCCCTTGGCCTCGCGGAGCCTCGAAAGCTCACGGCGGAGCATGGACTCATCGACGTTGAAGCTGATACCCTCATTCTCAGAGTCGTATTCTTCGCCCTCTTCCATGTCCATGTCCGTTTCCATGTAGTCGCCCTCTTCCATGTAGTCCTCTTCAAGGTCGTCGTCTACCATCTCGTAGAAGCTGTCGTCGTCCTCGGCCATCGGGGCGGCGCCACCTGCAGGGGGCATGGGGGGAGCGGGGGGAGCGCCCGCGGCGGCGACATCGACGGGCATCTCTTCGGCGCCTTCGGCTCCGGGATCTTCCTCACCGGCAAACTCGATGCCGAATGACATGCCCTTGAGCTTCTCCTTGAAATCCTCATCGTCGAGTCCCTCGAGGTCGGTGGGTTCGAATACGAGCTTGGCCTCCCTGCGAAGACGCGGCTTTCTGTCCATCTCCTCGAGGAGGCGACGGAATCTCGCGCTTGTTGACATTTGCTTCATCTCCTTAACTAATGTGTTAAACTTTTGCTTGACTGCAGACGTTCCACCATTAGATAGTAGTTGGCTCTGCAAGTCATGGGTACTTTTCACTAAAATTGCATATGCAGCCCTAAAGTTGCTTCTCTCAGAGAGCGGAAGGCTCTTTGAAACACGCTTCAGGGATTCGAACTGACGACGAACGGTTCCGTAGGAGACACGTTGCTTACGCTCGCCAAGCACCATGTCAGCAAGTGCCTCGAGGCCCTCCTTATTAAGAGAGACTTCGACGTCGTCGCCCGGGGCCTCTTCCGACTCGGCGGACGTGGAAGCCTCACCGTGCTTGTCAACGCGAACATTGATCTTGACCTCAGTCCCGGAAGCCGTCTTGGTCGTGACGGTATGGGTCACCTCCTCGCCGGAATCAGGAGCGCCGGGAGAGGCAGGGATTGAAGCGGCTACGTTGCTGTCAAACGCGCCGGTGAGATTGTTCATGTCGTCGGGAAGAGCTTCAAGGTCGAGATTCGGAACCTCGTCCCCGGCAGCAACTTCATCATCCTGCTCTGACATCATCTGCTGCTCAATGAGCTGCCTGATTCTCGGTGAGATTGATTCAATGATCTTGTTGCGAGCGTTAGCCTCGGCCATTTCCTTGAGGGCCTTGGCATCTGCGATCGCTTCATCAAAAAGGTTCGGCATATTTCTTCCTATGTCCTACGCTGTTTTAAGTATATCGTCACGAGTCTTTTTCTAGCTCTTGCTCTAAATGAATTGCTCGTATTAGTCTGCGAAGCCTATTAGCCGTCAATTCATCGGGACCGGGTATCTCCCCGAGAGTGTAGGCGGGCTCCATGGAACCAGCATCGCTCAGTGGAAGTGGGCTGGAGTATCCGGCTTTGGACCCCGCAAGCGACACTCTAGCAGGAGCTGGTCTTATGGAAGGTCCGTCAGCTCCGACCCCGAGAACTCCCTGCTTATTCTTGTAGAGATCAGGTATAGGAGACATTCCTCGACCCGTTGTCTGCTCGTGCATCCGAAAATCAGCTCCGACCATTCGTCTGTTGTCGGCAGCTCGATCAGCGTAAGAGTCCCACCTGATGTGTCCCTGACCTGATTTATTTCCTATCGCGACCTGCGTCTGGAGATCTTCCTCGTCCCTGATTTCTTCCTCATCATCCACGTCGTCCTGAACTATCTCAATGTAGGGCCACGAGCCCTGCGACATCCGAGGCAAATCACGACGCCCGTCCGTGCCGTATCCCAGGCCGGTGCGGGCGTCGTAATTTGGATTGTTAGCTTCGCTAAAGCGACGCCGAGACATATCGGATCAAGAAGGAGGTGAATACGCACCATCGTTCTTCGAATGGGTCGTAGTGGATGAGCCTGCAGTGCCCGTACCGCTCTGGCCAAGCGGGGCGATCGGTCCGGAGATGTTGATGCTAGTAGCAGCGATCAGCGCCGACATTTCCTCAGGAAGAACTGTCGTTACCGCGCGGCCACTACCGAAGTTGTCGTTTGGCTCACGAGCAGCTCCCGTGGATGTACCGTCCACGCCCGCAGCTGGATCTGTCGGGACGACGAGGTTCGGGAAGTAGCGCCCTTCGTATTGATCAGATGTGAGACCGCCGAAGCTGGGGGCCTTCGTGGCGTCCTTGAGGGCGCCGTCCGGGGTGGTGGTCGGACCTGTGTAGTTCAAATTGACGAAAGGAAGCTGATCGGGATCGCCCTGCTGAGTAGCAGGCTGTAAGTAACGAGCAGCGTAAGCACGATACAGAGCGTCGGTTTGGATGCCGTCCGTCATAGACTTGTAGGTCGGAGAGTTAGGAAACATCAACTTGAGAGTCTCCGTGTCAGACTGCGAAAGTCCAGGCGTGCCGCCAGCGGTAAGACTGGTCCTTGCGCGATCGGGTGCTGTTATGAGTGGATATTTTCCTGGCATTTTGTCTCCGTTTCTCTTTGTTAACTATGC